GTAAGCGATCCCACTAATATCATTAGTTTTAAGCCACTCACATGCGGCTTTTAAATCTTGTGTAGAAGCAGTGCCACTTTTGACCCGAGATAGGAATTCTTTTGTGACAAGGCTATGTAATTCGTTAAACTGGTCTTCTGTGGCTTTCTTCATTAACTTCCTGGGAATAGATTCTTTTTAATTAATTCTACTGCCTTATCATCAATAGTATTATCGGTAGATTGGGCATAGGCTTCAAGTAGTTGTATAACTAATTCTTTCACTGCAGATGAGGAAAGAAATGCCATTAATACTGGTTTGATAAGTACAATCATGATTCGTCTTTAGTGGATTTAGTTGTTTTCTTTGTAGTCTTTTTAGCTTTAGCTGCAGCTTCTCTAGCTGCTATTTGATCTGAGAGGGTGCTCATTTTACATTCTTGTTGAGGTTTACTCCATGGCTTAAACCATGGTTTTGGTGGAGTAGTGCATTTTAATACCTTAGCTTTGGCTTTTTCCCAAGTCTTTATAGGTATTACATCACTACACATATGACCGATATCAGAATTAGGAAGTAGCATAAATCCTTTTTGTTGCAGTTCTGCACACTTAAGAACCCTAACTAATTCATAATCTAATCTCATTTTTTCTTCTTGTCGAGCTGCTATACTACGACATCTATTTAAACCTTCACGATCTAAAGGTATCATAAAATTAATTTGACCTCCCCAGTTTTCAGCTAAGGTATAACTAGAAGGTCTCATTCCATCTTCATCTATATCCCACGGTTTAGTATGATTTCCCATATAGAATGGAGAGAATGTCATTGTAGCTCCATTACAGCTAATGTTAGGTCCGTAGTGCTGTCTTGACGGTGCTCCATTGTTTTGGAATTGCACCGCTTGGTTGGTTACATTTCCCGTTGCAGCAGCTACTGGATTAGCTACATTATCTGTTTCAGCTTTAGCAGGAGCTATTGAGAGAAGACTGATAAGGATACCGTAGTAGAAGTAGTGTCGATTTCTCTTTCTATTTCTGTTACGGATAATACTTGACTTGCTGCTCTTGTTACCAATTCTAGTTCGAATGGATCTCCAGCTGTATGTAAAGTGAATATTGAATCTGAGTCGGCTATACCTCCTGAAGAGGCTGATGTATGGGTTATATTTTCCCCAGTCCATTTGCTTAATGCAGACCCATAAGTTGTTGTAGTTATTTCTTCTACAATCTCTTGAGTCGTTGTCGTTGTACTGTTCATCGACCCCTGGGTGAAGTTTGGGGTTACTAATTCTGCTCTTGCTACCGTGGGTGATGCCAGTAGGAAGAGTAAAAACCATTTGTTCATTCTTCCTGTTTCTTAGCCATTGGGCAATTTACTGTACCTTTGTCTTTATTGTTATTGCCAGTAGACAGGCCAAAAGTGGCTAGTGCTCCTGTAAAGACACTGGCGACAAAGGTTATATCTGAGTTACCAGCTTTCTTAATCATAGGTAACTCAACATAATTCATGGTTATAATAAAGCCAGACCAAACTACTACGCCAAGCCTGACAAATGTACCAAGAATTTGGATTTGGTGTTCTTGATCCTCGGCAGCATCTTTCAGCTTTCCGAGGAGTCCTTTCTTTTTTTCCTGTTCTCCTTCCATTTATCAATCTTACCTTGTAGGAATTTAGTTAGTTTCTTCTTTATTTGATCAAAGAATGGTGTTGCTAAAGTGGTAGTTGCTACAGCTGCTACAGCTGCATAGGTAGCTGTCATAACTACTTCTGCAGTTGGTAATGGCATCTGTATATCAATTACAGGTATTTGTACTTTAGGAGGTGGTGGTGTTTCTTCCGTAGTCTCCTTCTCTACCCCTTCAGGAGCCTCCAGATCGCTCGGAGGGATCACCATAGGCTTATACCCTGGAATACGAGCTGAAGGCGGTTTAAACTCGATTTCCATCGTAGGTAGAGATTTAGGAACTGTAGGTACCCTTATTTTACCAAGGTTTACCGACACCTGTTGTTGGAGTCTTCTGTTCGTTTACACCGTTTTCTACAGCTGCTTCAATTGCAGCTACAGTACCAGCTTTATCAGCATCTAGTTTCGCTTTAACCCAACCAAGAACTACTTCTTCAGTTAGATCACCATATGGTACTAGAGTGTCAGGCTTAGGAAGATCTACTTCACCTGTAGCTCTGAATTTATAAGTACCATCCTCGCCGTTAACACGATAGATTACTTTATTTACATACCCATCTGCTAGTTCGCGCTGAAGGGTATTAACTTGCCAAGTTTTTGTTGCCATTGTTATGTAGATTTATTTGCTATTAAGAATGCTTTATAGTCAGCTTTGACTTGTGTAGTCCACGCAGCTTCAGCGATAGCTTTTACATCTGCGTCCTCTTTACTGAGGTCTGTATCAACTAGGTTATCACTTGCATCAAGTGTTCCCGGTGTTAATACTTTTCTATGAAAGGAACGAGTAATTTCCACACCATCTTTTTTAATAATGGTTGCGTTTCTTACCTGTATGTTCCATTTATTAACGACCTCTATTTTGTCGTTCTCTTGTGTTTCTGTTAATGCCATTTAGGATTAATCTCCGATTAAAACAGGTTTATGGCGTAGTTTTAAGACGTGCTAACGGTCTAGGTTTGTTTAATGGATATGATATGTGCCTGAAAAAAGAGCAAACTTACCACTCATATTAGCTCCAGTTACTTTACTATTATCAGGTTTAGCAAAAATTATATGAGGTGTACCTTGGTCAATTTGACCAACTAAGTTATATCCTAAATTAGCATTGCTGTTAACAGCTACGGTGCCATAATCACTACCATTACTTGAATTAAAAGGTAGTCCTGTAATGTTTTGGTCATTACCACTACTATTAGAGTCAAAAGTCCCATACGCTTGAATATAAACAACACTTCCTATCCTTACATAATGAGCAGTACTTACATTAAAGGTACCTTGAGCTGCAGTAGGTGTCCATGTGCCTTCTTCATACGCATCAAAGAGCTCACTAGTCATTCCTGCAGCGTTACCAATCGCACTGAAGTCAATACCATAACCACCTGTACCTATGACTAGGTGTCCATTATTGACCTTTACGTTTCCATCAGATGAGATGCGGAGTCTTTCAGTTCCTCCTACTCCAAACATTAAATTTGGAGCACTTGTGCTATAGGTGTGATTAAGGAATGTTCCGTCTTGATTATGCTGTATTTGGAGTCTTGGGTTTCGTGTACCATCATCCCTTCTAAATTCAGCGCACAATACTTTAGTTGCCGAAATACTTCCTGTAGTATCAGAAACTTCTAATTTACAAGCAGGTGCATCACGATTGATACCTATATTCCCATCACCCTTAATAGTTAATCTGTGAGTACCATTCGTACCAAGATCTAATCTGGCATTTTCGTAGTTTGTAATTGCTAGATCGTTATCGCTCTGATGTATTTTGCTTCCGTCTCCAGCAGTCGTTCCAGTTGTTCCGCTAGTTAAATGAAGAGTAGAACCTCTAGTACCAGAAGTTGCAGAAGAATGTATATGTATTCCTGTATCACCACCATATCCAACCGTAGGACTCGTAGTATTAACACCTATAATTCCACTCGAATTAATAATAAGTTTATCTGTATAAGATCCACCTGGTTTACTTGCAAATTTAAGTTTATTATCAGAAGCATCATGGTATATCAACCAATTATCTGCATCATCGTCACCTTCATCTGCTTGTAACCAAAGTTCTGCATGACCTCCTTCTACACCTTGTACTTTATGGGTTCCTGTAGTAATGGCTCCATAACTGGCTGTCTCCAGCTTTTTTGAGTTGTCATAATAGAGTTCTACTGAGCTATTAGCTGTACCTTTTAAATAATATTCATCACCAGAAGATCTTAATTGTATAACATCACCATATATATTTAAATTCCCAGTACTATTGTTAATATAACTATGAGAACCATCATGGTAGATTTGTAGATCATCACCATCTCCAAGGAGCAATTTACCACTATCTTTTATATCTATATCATTACTAATATATAAGTCTTTTACACGATTACTAGCTGACCCTATATCCATAAGGTTATTGTTAGCAGGGGTCAAATGACCATCGCTACCACTAATATTCCACCCTCCCCAACCTGATCCATTATGACTTCTAAATTGAATACCACCAGAACCAGCCTGAATATATAACATATTGCCACTTTGCTGGATTTTCCCCGCAACTTCTCCAGTCCAGGTTCCACTTACAAACCTTAGATCATTATTTGTTGGTATAGACACTCCTGCTGAAGTGGTCTCAAGCTTCTTTGAGCCGTCATAATATAACTCTACGGCTCCATCAGAAAGTGCTCTCAGCATATTCTCAGAATGAACCGCTGTATCATCTGTTCTTTTACCTAATCTGATCGCTGCTGATGTTAATAATCTAAGTTCATTGCCTGTATCAGATCCAGTATTTATAGTTGTTCTTGTACCATCAAAGAATATTGAGGTATCATTCCCTGTCCCGAAACGTATCTTTTCATTATCCAAGAGGTCGATTGGAGTCTTCAAACCTCTGTCATCTATTTTTGTTAATGCCATAATTATGAGTTTGTAAAATAAGTCATATTAAATATGCAATAGACTCCACTATTGTCCCAATCAGTACAGTTCCATGAAGACCATACTGATCCATTTTGGTTGTAATAACCGAATAAATAATCTTGACCATTATTACTTCTAAAATAACCGTCTTCAGCGTGATTATCTACACCCATTACAATCATTTTAGTACTCATAGCAAATTCATCAGCAGTACTATGATTAGCAACAAAAGGTAGTCCTATAATTTGTATTGTTCCAGCAGGTAAACTTGTTAATGTTTTATTATTCATAGCAATATGGATATGAACCTGTTTTCCTATTTTTACATAAGTTCCTGCACCAGTTACGGCACCTGTAGAATTACCATTTGAACGCATTGTAGGAGTGAATGTGCCCTCTTCATAGTCGTTCAGAGCATTATTACTGGTAGTGCCTCCTAGATGCAAGCCATCTGCATTTATTCTCGCCCACTCAGAGGTATTAGTTGGATCGTTAAATGAAAACCTAGAACTTCTAAGTATTAAAGAGCCTGTACCATTCTCATGGATGTATGAATTACTACCATCATGATAAATAAGTAGATCTTCTCCTGTTCCAATTCTTAGAACATTATTATCTCCACTTTTATCAGGTATTAATAAACTAGCAGAACTAAGTGTGACACCTGCGGCACTTGTAGATAATTTTTTTACGTTGTCATA